AAAATTTAATAAAGTGGGGTAAATATCCCCTGTAGCTCAGCTGGCAGAGCAAGTGGCTGTTAACCACTGGGTCCGTGGTCCGAATCCGCGCGGGGGAGCTAGAATAAAAAAGTTAATTCCTTATATAATAAGGACTTAGCAAAATGACTATTTTCTGATTTTTCCGTTTTTTTATGAGATTGCTTGCATCGGTACTTTATCGGTACTTTATTTTTCCGTGTCTTCACGGAAGGAGATGCAGTATATGGCAAGAAATAAAAAATGGTTTACGGTTTGGCGACGTTCCGATTCTAAAACATACCGCTTTTCAATTAACCCCACTTGCGGCCTTTCAGAGCGCGTCTGCGCCGAATGGGATCGCACAAGTTACCAGAATCTTCCGGCAGAACTTGCACACCTCAGAAACCCGAAAAACAAAGACGCTGCGGAAGCGGCGGCTCAAGCCCTTATCCAGTACCTGAAAAAAAAGCAGGAAGAGGAAGGCAACGCCCGGCGCGTTTCGGTAGACGACATCACCGTAGGCGACTGGATTAAGAAGTTTACGGAACTCGACACAAGCCCCAGAACGGGGATTAACGCCTCGAAAAACAGGCCTTTTTCCATTGAAACTTTGCACAGTTACAAAGGCTATTATAATCTCCACATAAAAGACGATCCCATTTGTAACTTGAAAATGGCTGAAGTAGAGGAAGAGGACATACTCGAATTTATTACACGTTTGTCGGTCAGTAAACTTAAAGACGGCAGTGGCAGAAAAATGGGCGGCACAAGAAAATTTGTATTGGTTCTTTCCTTCGTGCGCACGGCTTTTAATTCATTTCAGAGGAGAAACAAACAACAGACGAATCCTTTTCAGTACATAGAAAAGCCCTCGTATTATAAAACCAAAAGGGGCGCGCTTACCAAAGATGAAATGGTAAAACTTTTTATGCCGGGCGTTTTATTGGACACTATGGAATTGGCCGTATGCGCCGCCATTTTTCTTTCGGGGCTTCGCAGGGCTGAAGTGTCGGCATTGCGCCCGGAAGATTTGGACTGGAAAACGCCTAAAATTACAGTTTGCCGGAGCTGGCAATTGTTTAATAACAGAAATAAAATACTTGGCACAACGAAGGGGAAAAAGGAAAGGGACGCGCCGTTTGATCCCGTTTTACAGGCGGCGATTAAAAAACTATGGAATGAACATGGGGAAAACGAATTTGTTTTTTCCTATGTTAAAAATAATAAAGTTAATATTATCGGTTCGTCATGGATCAAAGGCAGGTTTCCTAAATGGCTAAAACGCGCCGGTATTGAATTGGGCGGTCGCAAAATCGTTCCCCATAGTTCGCGCCATTCCTTGGCTTCGTTGCTTGAAACAAAGGGAGTTTCTCTCAGGTACATTCAAGACCTTTTGGGGCATTCGGATTTGAAAACCACTTTGGGATACCTTCATAGTCCTGAGCAATTAATCCGCGACATCGGAAATACAATAACGGAAGAAATGAATAAACAACCTGAGAAACAAAAGCCGGAAGAAAAAAAGATATTTGAATTTAAGGTGTCGTAAAATTAATTTTTATTAAACCATGATTCATATTTTCTTAAGCCTAATTCTTGCAAATGCTCTTCGCTTCTGATCTGCTTATAACCGCCTTCTTTCCAAAGCCAATCCGCCGCTTCTTTTTTGCTTTCAAATGATTCGCTGCGAACATCTACAATTTTATTATTCTTAATTTCTGCCATTGTCGCGGTATATTTTGTTATTTTTGAGGTTTCACTTTCGCCGTAAATTTTGGCTATTCCGCCCGGCTTATAAAATGTTTCTATCCATTTTATTCCCATTGGTAGAGTATAGCTTATGTCTTTGTAATAATCAATTTACTGCGGTGTGAAGTCTTCGGCCAGGGCATCGTAAAGGTCTGGATGCCGTTTTTGGACGTATTCAATAAGGGCGTACCTTACGATTGTGGGAAAGTCCCGAAAATCCCGTTTTGAGACTTCTTTCAGGATTTCTTCTGCTTTCGCCGACACCCGAAAGCCTTTTGATATAACCTGTTTTTCTGCCATAACTTTATTATCAGTAATAGTAATGTGAATTATGTTCACTTTGTTGACAAACATTGCGATTTTGGATAACAATGTGAATTAAGTTCACTTTGTGTGGGCTTGTCGCTGCCCTGACGTACATTAGTTTTCCCTCAAGATTACTATGGAAACCGGGCAGCTTCTTTTTTTAATCCCGCCATGTTATCCGACCGTTGTATTCGATAAAATAACGCCCTTTTTTGCATTATTGATTTTTATATCCATTATTCCTATTGTTTCGTCTTTGTCTTTCTGCCCCAATTGGCGGTACTTGGTTAATAGTTCGTTTTCGTCTTGCGCGAGGGCTGATGAAGAATCCTTGCCCGTTAAAAGCCAGTCTACGGAAACCCCCAAAAAAACGGCGGCTTTATACAGGGTAAAAACGCCCGGCTCCTGCCCTTTGGTTTTCCAGTTAGATAGCGTCCCGGAAGGAACGATATTGTAAAATTCCGCTCTTTTAAGCCCTTTCCTGTCTATTACTTCGCCTATACGCGATACGATGCCAGTTCCTGAAACTACCATAATTAATTTATCGGAAGAAATCTCCGAAAACGGAAATATTTTTTATTTTTTTGCTTGACAATCTCCGTATACAGAGATTATATTATTAAATATCTTCGTTTGCGGAGATATGGGGAATTACTTTCGGGGCTTCTTTGAAGTCTTGGCAGAAGCGGTTTTTTGTTCCGTTGCTTTTTTTGCCGGGCGTCCGCGCTTGGCGTTCAAAAGCATATCGAGTGCTTGGGGGGGGTAAATAGCTTCATAGGAAAGGGGCTTGATTTTATGCAACGACAACAGCGATTCAATGGCGCTGCGCGTTTTGCGTGTCTTTTGCATGAGTTCCGAAACTGTATATCCGTCAGCGGGCATATTTGATTTTCGGAAAAAACGGGAAAAATGTTAAATAAATAATTTCAAGTTTATACTTGACTTTATTTTTAATTCAAGTATATACTTGAAATTAAGGGAATGAGAGTTCCCCCGCCGTCCGGGTGTACTGGTAGTTTTCCCAAAACCCCTAGAGAACGGACGGCTCATATTTTGAATCAAGTACTGTGGTGGCAGTGCGAAAAAAAGGCTGAATTTTGAAGGCTGGACGGTAGCCACCACTACCGACCATAAGACCTGAAAAATTCCGCCTTTTTTTTATTTGGAGGAAGTTATGGCCAGGAGTAACGCCGTACCGACAGGAAATGAAGAAACTATCGTGCGCGGAAAACTTGTGTCTATCAGTGAAGCCGTAAAGAAAACCGGCTTGGGTAGGGATTGGTTTTACGAACACATGAAAGAAGGAACTCTCCCTATTCCTTGGTATCAGCTTACCCCCGGTAAAAGACTTATGGATTCTGCGGACATTGACGACTGGATGAAGCTATGCAAAGTTCCGGCTGGTTCAATGCCTGGAGATATGAAGGAGGCCGTATGAGGAAGTGAAAAAACATTTACCGGCTGGCGGGAGTCTCTGAGCAAGCAATCTCAATTCCCGCCTTACAAAAAAACAAAGTCATAAGAGGAGGAAAAAATGATTTTGAGTAACGGAGATATTTATCGTCTTGGCCAATGGATAAAAGAACGCGGGGAGCGTATCGGCCATGTTCGGGTGTTCGGCGTTCATTTTCTTAATTGGATTGTCGGACCGGTTGTTAAATTAGGGCTTGCCATAAGGGATTCTGTCAGGCATTGCCCTGTAAAGAAAATGAATTTATCAAGGGGGTTTTTATGGTAAATCTTGGAAAAAAAGCAAAAGACAAAATTACAGGTTTTGAGGGGATCATCATTGGAAAGATAACCTACCTGTTCGGTTGTGAACAATACGGAATCGCGCCGAAGGCAAGCAAAGACGGAAAGCTTGAGGATTCGCATTGGTTTGATGTCGGGCGCGTAGAGATACTTGGCAAAGGCGTTACCTCCGAAAGCGTAAAGGGAAAAAATCCGGGCGGGGTAAACAGGGACGCTCCAAAACGAGGCGGTCATGCAAACAAAAAACAAAGCTATTAAGGCGTTAATCGGCGCCGGATTTGAAGTCTTTGATTTTAAAAAATTGGAACATAGTATTTTTTCAGTTCCCACATATAAAATCAGGGCTGGGTTCAGCGAACCAGAACCGGCAGAGAAAAAAGAACCTGATCTGATTTTTGATAAGGTTATTCAAGGAACGCGGGAAGAAATAAAACGCACACCCGGAGAAACCTTTGACATCAGCCGCATGGTCGGGGCTTCCGATTGGCGGCAGGCTTTCAGGGCAATACAAACCGTCTGCGTTGAAACGGTATTTAATAAAGGCGATTTTATTAACGTATCCTTTGACGTTCCCGCCGCTGTTATCAAAGGGGTAGCATTTGAAGAATTGCACATTGAAGGCAAGGTAATAGTTGTCACCGTAAAAGACGGCAAAGTACTATTCAATTTTGACGATATTATTTTCCGTTCTCCGATCAATAATAAAAATAAAAATGAAGGCGGCTTCCATGCGAGCGCCCTGGCTGAATATCTCAATACAACATTCTTGGACGCTTTCGGCATTGCTGATGTTTTACAGTCGTATGTTTTCGGCAAGATATCCCTTCTGTCGGCTTATGAATTATTTGGCGAAGGCGATGATTGGGAGCCTAGCTCTGATTTCTTCGCTACTCCGGAACAGTACGAACAATTTGAGAACGAAAAAAACCGCGTAAAAAGTTTTGAGAATGAAACTCATTGGTACTGGACATCTTCCCCTTCGGCTTCTTCTGCCGCCAGTTTCTGTGTTTGCTACACCCGTGGTTTTAGTAACTACACCATCGCGAGTAGTGCCGGTGGCGTTGCCCCCGCTTTCTGTGTCGCGTCAGCGACACCTATCTAACATCCCGTCCCCCTAGTGGGGCGGGTATCTGAATTTATGGAGCGTTATATGAGTGAAAATTTTGCGTTAAAGAGAGCGGCAACAACGGCGATATGCGGACTTGAAAACGCGGGCTTCGACGTTATCAGCAAGCAGATTGAGAACGGAATCCAATTAACGATAACGCCGAAAGCCGAATTGACGAAAGAAGAACCGTACACTTATCCGGTTCATAATGACAATTCGTTTTCCATTATCGAGTAGGCGCAAAATGGATTATTTTTTCTTTGCTTTTTTCTTGGCGGCTTTTGGTTTTAGCGCGTTATTTGCTTTTGCTGGCTCTCCTCTTTTACCGCCGTCTTTTATAGCTTCAAAATCTTCGTTTTTATATATACCAGCAGAACCGATATACCGAAACGGTTTAATACCTTTGCGTTGCAACCTTCTTTTGATTGCGTCTGATGACGCGCCCAAAGCCTGCGCCATTTCTAATACTGTAATTCCTTCCATACCTCAATTATATCGTCAAAAGTGCAATAAAAATCAAGTGGTAAATATCACGTTGTTTCGACATCGGAACTATAAAAAAGTGGGTCATTTTGACACATTTTATAGGGTCATAATGACACAGTGTTCTAACATTGGAACATTGTGGAAAAAAATATTTAAATATTTTCAAAAGGAACTTGACGGGTTACTATGGCTTTAATATAATGTTCTTATGTTCCGACATCGGAACAAATATATAAAACGGCAACGGGGTAACCGAAAGCCGAAACGAGACCCAAAGAGGTCCGAAGGAGATTTTTATGAAAGAGACTGGAAAGAAAACGAGCAAAAAAGTTGCTCAAAAAGAACTGGTATTTATTGAATACCGCAAGGGGAAAATCAAAGGGGCTATTATAGCCTACAGTTACCCCGGTATTGGTTACGGCTTCCGCGCGGAAGGCGATGAAAAAATCGAATGCTACAGCCGCAGATTTAAAAGCAAAATCCCGTATGACTTCGGAAAAGAATTTAAAACTCTCAGAGCCGCAAAAAATACATGACAAGACACGGCTACAAAGAAGTCAAAACAAAGGCGGTGGCAATATGAAATTAACAAACGAAATATTTGATCGGTACATGAACGCAAGCGACAAAGAAATAATAGCGATGTCGGAAGAATTCGATTATGAGAATCCTGCTGACTTTGAAGAAGATATTTACATTTGGTCGGTAAACCACGGCGACAAAGAAAAAGTGATGAAGTTTTACGAAATGGATGAAACCGAATACGCGGATTCAAAGGAAGTGTGGGCTGATGAAATGGAGAGGGGTACAAAATGAAAATAAAAAAAGCGTTGTTAGATGACGTAAATGTCGGTTCTCCATTAGGGCGGATTATTTGTTGCGCAATATACCTTAATACAAAAAAAGATAAAATCGGTCCGACAGTGCATGAACAGGTTGCCCAATTAACGCTAAAGGGAAATGACACGGGTTCGGTCGCACGCAAAACGGGGTTTGAAGAAAGCTCCGTCCGCGCCGTGTTAAACGATATTACCGCTTTCTGCGGAGCGAAGGAGTAACGGTATGAAATATAAAGTAGTCATGACAAATGAAGAAACCAAATTTGAATTTGTACTTTGTAAAAAAAGCGAAGTATTAAAAGCGCAATTAGCGACAGAAAAATTTGTTCGGCTTAATTCTCACAGGGAATGGAGCATAACAATTCTGGACGATCACGGACCGTACCAATTCGGTATGACAGCCAAAGACGACGCGGAAGTCGAATGGAGCGCAGCATGACAATAAAAGAATGCAACGAAATTAGCACAAAGTTTTTTGCTATTCCGGCACCTTCTGAGTATTCGCACGAGATAAGCCAGAGGAGTATCTTTTTAGCAAAAACTTTTACAGGTCATCCCACAGAGTTTTGTGAATTTTTGGGACACATGATGTCGGAATTAAAACACAATAAAAAAATTAAGAGAGACGAGATTATCTCCATTATGAGCGACATTGCCCATACCGCGCTCAATGTAGGCAGGTATGACGGAAGGTTTGACGCTATAAAACATTACGGCAGGGATTGTTTTCAATTTCTTATTGAGGACAGGAGGGAAACGGCATGAAAACAACATTATTTGACACTTTTATTGTAATGAAAGACAAAGACGGCGTAAAAGGGGTTTATGAAACATTGGATAATTTATCCAGAACGCTTGCTTTTTATGGTATAGAACACTCTTTTACGCTTCCGTTTAAAGCCTCTATTGAAAAAAATCCAAACTCCGTTGCAAATCTTTGCTACAGAGAAGATGACGCCATGGTTGTAAGCCTGATATACGCATTGTACTCAAAAGTTTATCGCGAGGCGAATGATGAATTAATCGCGGAAAGCCTGATAAAAATTACAAATAGTTTTACTAATAGGTTCTTTGAAGGGGGGCTTGGTATATGACATACGACGAAGCATTGGCAAAGAGAGACGAAGCGCGGAAAAACCGCCATGAAAACAAAGATGCGTTTGCTGATTTGTTTGAAAAAGCGTCCGGAAGTATGTGGTTTGAGAAAACGCTAAACAACGAATACAACTGGGGCTATTGGGACGCGGTAATAACCGTAATGAACGGACTTAAATTAACGGAGATGAAAATATGACAGGCAAACAAAAAGCCAAAGAATGGCTTGACAAACAATTAAGGAAATATGGGAACACATATTATTTCCCTGCGGACGTTAAGGCGAAACTTAACAAACTTATTGAGAAGTACGGCAATACCTACTTCTGGAATTAAAAGGAGTAATACATGAATAATCTTAATTCAATTCTGATTGAAGGGAACATAGTCAAAGATGCCGCGTTAAAGTCTACGCCTAAAGGTACTCAGGTTTGTGAGTTTACTATTTCATCAAATAGGTACTTCAAAACAGATGATAGCTTTGAAAAGGAAGTTTGTTTTTTCCGCATAGTAACATCTGTCAAAATGGCCAAAGACTGTTATTCAAAAGGTAAAAAGGGCAGATGTGTAAGAATTATTGGCAGACTTAAACAAGAACGCTGGCAAGAAGAAGACGGCAAGCATTACGCGAGGGAATCTATATACATAATCGCTGATCATGTGGAGTTCAGAGCGGCGTTTGCAGAACAAACCACAGAAGCAAGTGACAATATAGAGCAATTTAATAATGAGGGAGAAAGGTAGATGACGGAGCAAGAATTTAATTTCTGGTGGGATGAAACTCAAAAGAGTACCTACCAATGGAGACGGGATTTAATCATATCCGGGAATACAAAGTTAAAAGCGCAGAGGGAAAACAATCCCGCGCTTGAAAGAGAGCTGTTTTACAAGGGCGGCGAAAACGGTATATACATCGACATTGACGGTACTGGCATGGTAGAGGTCGGGGAATACGAAGGAGCGTATCCCCACATAGGCGAAGCGATGTTCACACCCAAACAAAAAAACCACCCCATGTATCACGGACACCCCGCGCAAAATCTTAATGACGCATTTACTGCGGTTATCGAAACGCTGGGTATACCTTTTTTGGTAGATTTGTTTTCCGCCTGATCGCCCTGACGATGAGGAGCTGGCTACTCATCGAAACACCCTTCGGGGTGTCGGCGAAAGCCCAAACGCGTTGCGTTTGAATAAACCAAACCATGTAGAAGGAGATTCAATCATGGACAAAACAAAAGAAACGAAAGTGGAACCGAAGACGGAACCGAAAGCGAAGAAAGAAAAGAAGGCGAAGAAATTCAACAGCGAAAGGACGGCGCGGCTTGCTAAAAACGCGCTCAAGTCCGTATTCCCCAATGAGCAATTTGTCGTCTCTACCCTTGTGGAGAAAATCGAAGTACTGTACCCCAGTACCAGCAAATTAACGCCGATACAGCTTAACACTTTTAAAGCCGTGTTCTGCGAAATGGTAAAAATTAAAAAAGAAGAATTTGATTTCTTCTCTTTTGAAAAACAAGCGTCAAAGGTAGCTTAATTTTGAATAACGCCGCCCGGAGAAATCCGGGCGGTTATCGAGGTGTGTATGACGAGAGAAGAATATGAGTTTTGCTCCAGAGAATTAAACAGTTGCCAAAAGGAAGAGAAGGCGGCCATACAACGGGTAAAAACCGCCGAAATGAACCTGAAAAAAGCGAAGGCTGAACTTGCGGAATCCAAAGAAAACCTGACGGGCTTGCGCGGAATGATATCCGTTTTTATTTCGGAAATACGGCGTTATGAGAAAGGAAACGATGAAACAGCAAATTAAAATACGCAATCCAAAAGATATTGTCGCCGCTACTCAAAAGTGGAAAAAATGCCGACAGGAAAACTTCTTGGTTATCACTATGGACGGCGGCCATGACATTATAAAAATTCATCATGTCACAAAAGGATTATTGAATAAAACCATAGTGCATCCCAGGGAATGCTTTTTTCCGGCGATAAAAGATTATTGCGCCGCAGTCGCGTTTGTCCACAACCACCCCAGCGGACACACATACCCCTCCCCGGAAGATGACAATATAACGGACAGGCTTTGCATGGCAGGGGGCATTTTAGGAATAGAAATAATTGACCACATAATTATCACGCCGCATAGCGGTTATTTCTCATACAGGGAAAACGGAAAAATCATCGAGGATTATTCCACAGAAGAACAAAAACTTTTTATTGAAGAACTTGCCGCGGAGGGAAAATAATGTTGGACAAATACGGCAAGGAATTTGTTAAATTACTGGAAAACCTCAAGCCCTCAAAACATTCTTATGAGGTTTTTTCAGATTGGCTTATTATGGCTTCGGCCACGATTTACGCATGGAAAAAAGATGAAGGTGTAGAAAAGCAATACGCTGATATAGCGAACCAGTACACGAAAGATGAAATTGACAAACACGCCCACTTGTTGGCGATAACCATAAATGCGCTTGAGGAAAGGGAACAGGATTTTTTAGGCGAAGTGTTTACCTTCGGAGAATTTACCAATGACAGAAAAGGGCAATTCTTCACGCCCTATAACATATCACGAATGATGGCGGACATGATTATCGGGGAAAGGGAATTCCCGGAACACCGCGTTTGCCGGATAAACGATCCGACCTGCGGCGCGGGGGGAATGTTAATCGCCGGAGCTATGATAATGAAGGAGCGCGGATTCAATTATCAGCAAAACGCGCTTTTTATCGGACAGGACATAGACGCGCGATGTGCGCGTATGGCGTTTATCCAACTCAGCTTGTTAGGTGTTCCTGCGGTCATATATTGCATGAATACTTTGTCAATGCAGGAATACTGGCACAGGGAAACCATAGGCTACCACATGGCGGGAATGGAATCGCGGCTGAGGGCGGAAGAGTTACTCGAAAAAATAAGGGAGATGGAAAATTCCGCGCCGGTTCAGGATGAGGACACGCAAGAGGAAGAGGAAGAAAAACAAACGGTAGAAATTAAAACGCCTCAAAAGGAATCACTACAGGGAGAATTATTTTAGAAAAAAGCCGCGTCGCGGTTTCAAATAAATTAGTACGGGAGATTGAATATGACTGATACGAACATCGTTATTTTGGTCGGGCGCTTAGTCCGCGACGCGAATATGCAATACACGCCCAGCGGAAAAGCGGTCACAAAGTTTTCTATCGCCGTGAATAAAAAGCGGAAAGCCGGTAACGAATGGAAAGAGAACACCGGCTTTTTTGAGATTGTATTATGGGGGCAGCTTGGAGAATCATTGCGCCCTTATCTTACAAAAGGAAAACAGGTTGTCGTTACCGGGGAATTGAATCAGGAACGCTGGGATCAGGGCGGGGAGAACCGCTCAAAGGTAAATGTTACCGCGTCAAGCATACAGCTTCTTAACGGAACGGCAAACGGCAACGCGAAACACAATGAGAACAATCAGCCGCCGTCAGAGCAGGGCGGCGATTATGCTTTTACCGAAGATATTCCATTTTAACAGGAGGAAAAAAATATGAAATGTCCTTATTCGGATATCGGATGCCATTATATTTGCGATGTAACTCATAATTGCGAAGCGGAAAACATGGGCATGAAAAAAAGCGCGGTTTGTCCGCATGAACCGCAAAACATAGCAAAGAATGAGAGGAAGGAGGCTTCAAATGGAAGCGACGACGATTAAAGTTCCGGTCGGGAAAATCATTTCAAGTACCGACAGGAAGTACGGGGGCGAAGGAAACATAGACACCTTAGCCCAGAGCATTGAACAGCACGGACTTATTCATCCGCTTGTGGTAAAAGAGAGCGCGGAGAAAAAAGGCTACTATCGTGTTATCGCCGGAAGGCGAAGGTACGAGGCGGTCAAGTCATTAGGCTGGAAAAACGTCGAAGTAACGGTCTATGCCGATGACGCAGACGAAGCGGCCATTGCCCTTGCCGAAAACGTGAACCGGGATGATATGCACCCCCTCGATGAGGCGGAGACTTTCAAGCGCCAACAGGATGAAGGGAAAACGGTAGAGGAAATCGCGAAGTATTATTCACGGACCGTATCTGGAATATATCACCGCATAAGGCTGACAAACCTTATTGACGGAATTAAAATGATGTTCCGCGATGGAAAGATTAAGCTCTCCGGGGCTGCCCTGATTGCCAGCCTTCCCCCCGAAGATCAGGAAAAGTTTCTCAAAAAGTATGAGAACAAACCGATTAACCAGTTTGACATTAACGGCTTCATTCATTCGGTACAAAAGCACACCCTTGAAAATATCGCGGACAAGAAATGCGAAAAGTGCAAAAACAGGACGCATAACACCGCGCCGGGCTTGTTTGAAGATTTTAATTCCCTTGTGGACGTTTGCTTTGACGGAGAATGTTATGCGAAAAAATGGCTGTCTTTTATCGGCGGTTTCATAGCCAAACACGGCGGCGAAACCGAAAACAACATCATCATAGACAGGGGAATTCCCGAATTTATTCCCAAAAAATCTAAAACCGTAAAAATCGGCGATGTGGAATATAACATAATTCCCACTAATGAACACTCTTGGAAGGAAACGGAAAAAAAGGGCAAGGCAAAAACCGCATGGCTTGTGTCGAGAAAATGGAATCATAATGACGGCTCATATACGGTCTATATGGCGAGGGTGTCATACGAAAAATCAAAACGCCAGAATTATGGCTATACCCCCCACGCCGAAAATCCCGTTAAAGACTATATGATAGACCAGATACCGGACATTCCCGAAGAAGAACGAAAAACAATCGCGGAAAAGGTAAAATCAAAATACAACAGCTACTACCACTTAAAGAATGATATAAAAGAGGACATATTAAACTCAGTTTTCAAAAGGCGTTTTACCGAAGAAAACAAAACCAATTTGGCGGCTATTTATCTGGCTGACAAATTCTCCGGCGAAGACGAAGACGGAAAAATGCACGAAATTGATCCCGACCATAAGGAACTCGTCACCGCCGTTTTCGGCGACATTGAATCGTTTGCTGAAATTAAAACGGAGCCTGTAACGCAGAAGATTTTCCTTCTCCTTATTGCCATGCAAATACGCACGCACGATATGCCCGATTTGGATGATGACGAAGAGCAATGGAATGAGACTGAAAATAAACTGTTCTGGAAATTCGCTCAAATGAGCAGGGAAGAATACGCGGCGTTATATAAAGGATTCCTCTACCAAAAAATTGAGGACGTTAAAGAAGCTCCGCCGAATGAAACCGAAGAACCGGCTGAAAGTGAAGAAGTCGGCAACGAAGACGAGGGAGAGTAAATGATCTGTCAGGAGATTAAATGTCTTGACTATTCAACGGATGACGGGGAACCGGCCTGGTGTAATCGGGCTGGTTGCCCCTCCGTTGTCGCTATAGATAAATGCCCTAAGTTATTGGGGGTTAAAACCAAAATGAACGGACGTGCGCCGGAACTTCCGGACGCGAAACGTAAAGGTAAAAATAAATGATTTTAAATGACGTAATAGGAAAAGATACTTTTATCTTTGAAGGCGGGGAGTATAAAGATAGCGATTTTCTGGAGATGTCATTAGAGGAATTGGAAACCTTTAAGGCAAGATTAAACCTGAAGGCAACCGATATAGCGGACAAAATTCAGGCAAGGAAAAAACTTGAAAAGCCTGATTGGTACGCGAAAAAGAAATACGCGCTCTCATTAACCCAAAAGATGATACCCTACATAAATTTTGTAATAAAACAGCAGGGAAAAAAAGACAGGAGCTTGGGTGATCACTTCATGGATCAGGCAAAAATACTTCTGCCAAAAAGGGATTTTGACGTAATTTTGAGCAGTGCGGGAAGGGCTATGGAATTGGGAGGGGAATTAAATGTCTAACGGTAAAAAAGCGGGGGGCAGAGGCATTAAAAAACCGCCTGAAAACCTACCTGTAGGTAGAAATACGGGACTTAAAATCCAAAAAGGTAATTCTACACGGAAACCCGCGAAAAAACGCATTACAAGCCGTTTTATCGAGGTCAAAATTTGCCTGTCCGCTGAGGATTATTCCAGAGGGCAAGCGTATTTTGACGAAAAAAAATATCTGCCGAAATTTTTTCTTGACGCATATCACGAAAAAGTGAACCGCGCAGAATCAAATAACAAGGCCGCCAGGCTTAAGATGCTGGCGGGTAACATTGAATTGCTTGAGCCTATCCTTAAAGAAATGCACAAACAGGGCAAACTCAATTTTCTTTTTCAGCAAGGAGAGGTTCAATGGCAAGACCAGTGAGGCACGATGTGGACTATTTTCCATTTTATGTTAAAAGGGGAAAAACTCTGAACATTTTACAGAGTGAATACGGAAATGAGGGTATAGGTTTTTTTACCAACATGATGCGCTTCCTTGCATTAACGCCTGATCATCATTATAGCATTAAAAAAGAAAGCGACGCGAGAAACTTTTTTGCGGAAACCGGGGTTACCGACAGGAAAAAAGGAATCGCCATGATTGAACTCATGGTAGACACTGAAAAACTGGACAGGGAACTATGGGAAAAATACAGCGTTATCGTATGCCCGGCTTTTATTGATAGCGTAAGGGACGCTTACAAGCGGAGATTAAACAACATAATAACGCTTGAGGAAATAAGGGAAAAATACAGGTCGCAGGAAGTTTCCGTATCAAAAACCGCTAAAAATGAGGGGGGTAGTGGGGTTATTGTATCAAAAACGGATACAGAAACCCCACAAGGTGTCAATTCCGATGACAATAATACACAAACTAAACTAAAAGAAACTAAACTAAAAAAAAGTAAAAAAGAAAAGAGTAAAGAAGAACCTTCACAGTCAATGAAGGACTCCCTTATACTTGCCAATTTGCTTTTCGATTTGCATAAAAAAGAAGTGCCTGATTATCACTCTGGAAAAGACATTGAAAAAATAAAAAACGACTGGGCGCAGGATATTGAGAAAATTATCCGCCTCGATAAAAAAACGCCTGATGTCGTGCGCCAGGTTATAGAGTGGGCAAAAGCCCCTGACTGTTTTTGGTTTCCGAACATCCAAAGCGGTAGCAAATTACGCAAACAGTTTGAAACGCTTTATTCGCAGATGATAGCGGACGGCAGAAAAAAATCGGGAACGAAACCGAAGCCGCTAAAAATAGCGAAGGACAATATAAACCCGGATGATGTGGATCAATATTTTAATTAGGAGGAAATATGGAAGAGGTTAAAAAAGCAGGTAACGAGTGCGCTTCAATCCTTCAAGAAATGGCCGAAAGGCAGGCAAGGTTTGAAAAAGAAGAAGAGGAAAGAATCGCAAGGGAAAAAGCCGAATGGGATGCCCTGCCGGAAGAGGAAAAACAGCGCATCACAGCCCTTCGGGAAAATCAAATGCGGGAAATGGAAACGCAGAGGGCAAAAGCGGAGAGGGAAGAACAGATCAAAAAATGGCGAAGGCGCGGAGTAACGCCGCGCTTCTATGACGCTACATGGGAAAACTGGGAAGCTGAAACGCCGGAGCAAAAAAGCGTTCTGGAAAAAGTCAAACAACAGGCATGGAATAAAAACCTGTTCATAATCGGCGGTAACGGGACCGGAAAAACACACCTTGCCATGTGTCTTGCAAAAGACGGAGCCACTTATTGTCTGGTACCCGAATTATTCAGAACGGTCAGGGAAAATCAGGACATTGAACAGGAAACCATAGACGAATATGGCGAATGCGATTTGCTCATACTCGATGAGGTAGGCCGCCAGAAGGGAACTGATTTTGAACGCAATCTGTTTTTTGAGATCATCGACAAACGCTGGAATAATATGTTGCCCACTACATTGATAGGCAACATTGACAAGATAGAATTCGCCGAACTGTACGGGACGGCGACATTGGACAGATTAAGGCCTGAAACCGTAGAGCTAAATTGGAAAAGCAAACGGCAGGTTAATTTAGAGGAGGATAAATAACATGAAGGAATCGGCATATTTAAAAGCGGTAAAAAGGCTTGGCGGCGTTATCTCTCCGGATTGTTGTGTGGACTTCCCGGACACGTTGCAAATAAAAAACAAAAAAGACGCAATCGACATCTTGGACATTATGCGATATGGCAATGATTTAGGGAACGAGGACGATCCGCAATATACCGTTAGTTTGGATACTCCGCTTGAAAAACCGAAAGAGGCGATTAAAAGGGGGTTGGTATGAAAAACTCATTGGTAGATTTACAGAATCATTTATTTGAAATGATAGAAACTTTGAACGATCAAAACTTGAAAGGCGAAGAATTGGAAAGGGAGATCAAGCGGTCGCTGACCATAAATGAGCTTGCTAAGACGGCGGTAACGAACGGCGCGTTAATGGTCAAGGCTCTTGATGTGCTTGAAACGCTTGATTACAAACCCGCTATGGAAGGTATGCCGTTGTTGCCAATAAAGCCCAGCGAGGACAATAAAGGCGACGGGAAAATAAAATATTTGACTTCAAAGAGAGCGGGATAAACAATGAAAGTCCTGAAAGATTACGGGAAAAACGCTAAAAAAAGAGAATCATGGGAAGCGATAAACGGAAAAATTCCCGACAAACACGTCTTAATTCATCTTGACGGCAATGGAAAAAATTATCAGATGGAGAATTTAGCCTGTGTTTCCACATCCGTTTTACGAGTAATGGTAAAAAATAATTTGATTTCAGACGATCCCGAAATTACAAGGACGGGTATAGCGATAGCGGAGCATAAAATGGCCATACTTGCGCTTGTTAAAATAGCCGTTGAAGAAAATAAGGCGTTAATGCCGAAAAAAGAAATTCCAAAAGAAAGCACGGTTATAAGTTGCAAAAAATGCCTAAAAATTAAATGTAAACATTGGTTATATTTACCCAGAAAAAAAACAATAACTTGCAAAAAATATAATTTGCCAATATCGGAAGTTGTAGAAATCATCAATAAACAAAAAGCCCGATCAAGGGAAAAGGGGCGGCCAAAAAACGCGCCCCCTATGAGCATAACCGCTTTTATCAGGAAAAGCAATGAAGCAACTTAAACTAAAAACGCCGCATTTGCCAATTTTGAATGACAGTCCCAGTAAAACATTCGCAGGGTTATACGGCGGTATGCACGTCGGTATTCGCGCTGGCATTACTGGCAGACGCTGGCTGATCCATTCCGTTATTTGCAACGGCGAACAGGAGAAACCCGTTATCGGCGCGGGAAGGGGCGGAGTGCATTACGGCAAAAAATCGGCAATGGAAAGAATAGCGGAAAACGGTACTAAAATCATACGGAGGAGAAAAAAATGAACAAAGCAACGGAGCTAGAGGAAAGAAAAAACAAAATGGACAGGGTGATAGGGTTGGAAAAAAGGCTGTTAGAAATACATAAAAGAATCAGGCAACTGGACGGCGGTTCCCCCAGCGAAGAGGGAAAACTTGAAACTATAAAACTGTTATCTGAAAAAATGCGGATTGACAAGGAATTAAGACAAATAAAAGAGGAGGAAAAATAAATGTTTGAAAAATGCCCGTGCGGTTCCGGCAAATTGTACGCGAACTGTTGCAAGCCTTACATCAAAGGCAAGGAAAACGCGCCTACCCCGGAAGCCCTTATGCGGAGCCGGTATTCCGCGTATGTGTTACATGAAATTGACTACATCATCGACACCTGTAAAGACAAAGAGGAAATTAACCGCGTCAATGTCGAGAACTGGAGCAATAAGTCAATTTGGCTGGGGCTTGAAATTATTAAAAGCGATGAAACTGGAAATGTGGAATTCAAAGCCGTCTACGAACAGGGGAGCTTTAAAAAAATTCATCACGAATTAGCGAGTTTCATAAAAGACGATGAAGGGCGATGGCGTTATAGCGACGGTAAAGTATTCTTTTCTCCCATAACGCGTTCCGATATAAAGCAGGGGCGCAATGAATACTGCGCCTGCGGTTCTGGAAAGAAATATAAACATTGCTGCGGCAGATGAAAGGAGACGTTATGACTAGGGAAGAATTTCAAAGGGAAATATTGGGCGTTTGTAAATTCTGTAAAAAGTTTTTTGATACCGGCAAAAAACACGACAGGTATCAGTGCTTCACTATGGGGTGTTCGATTTACGACGCGCACAAGTGCAGGCGGACTCATTTTATCCGCAAAAAAATGGAAGTGAAAAATGGCTGAGGAAAGATGTTCCCGTGTGGACTTTGACAAGATCAAAGTAAGACAGGATATTGCAAGGCTTGTCATCAATTATTATCTTCGGGGCAATATCACAGAGGATCAAAGCGCGAAGATATGCGATTACATAGACAGCGTAATAGGCGGCGGAAATTTTCCCACACCCCACAGGGAAAACAGGCAGGGCAGAAGCGTTATTCCATTTCCAACCAATTACACCGGACCGAAAACAGGCGCGGAGAAAAAAGAGGAAGAAAAACCCGAAGTAGAAACTCAGGAAATATACGCGCCTTACGGAACGGCGCTGCCGGAAGGCGTAGAGGATTTCAGGGAAGTTTTACAAAGGGACGGGCTTGTACTTATTTGTTATCAGAAACTTACAAGCCATGAAGGGATTTTTTATGACGTGTTATGGGCGCAAAGTAACACGCGAACCAGAAATACAAGCTGGTCTGGATCTGTCCGCGAAGAAGACATCCCTTATGTTTTGCCAATGGACGCGGAATATGTTTATAAGTACAGGGAATGGCACGAAAAACAGGAAATAGTTTATACGGTAAATGTGGCCCCGGAGAACGCCCTTAAAGGTCCGTTCTCTGATTATATCGCATACGTCCAAAGCCTGAAAGACGCGGGAATAAAAATGATTTTGATTACGTCTATGTATTTACGGCCGAAAAGAGAAACCGATTTTTAGACAGGAATAAGGAATTGGTAAACCTGAAAATTCCTTCGAGGGTATTAACCCGTCTTGACGAAAGGGAAATACACACCTTAAAAGGCCTGCAGGAGCTTTCAATTCAAGATTTGCAAAAAATGAAATCGTTGGGACCGATAATGATAAATGACACAATCGCCATTTTGAAAAAAGCGGGAATAACGCTGAAAGAGAGAAGGGAATAATAATGCGGATGCACCGCTGGTACACGAAAGAAGAAATCGAATTCGTAAAAAAGAACATCAAGGGACGCCCTTATCTTAAATTGCTTGCGATGTTCAATAAGAAATTCAAGCTTCAGTTATCTTTAAAACAATTTGAAACCCTGACGTATAAGCACGGATTGCGTAATGGGGTAGGCAAATTTAAACCCGGCCATAAGCCATTTAATAAAGGGATAGGCACGAAACAATGGAAAAAAATCTGTAGGACGAGAAAAGATTACATACCCGTGGGGAGCGAAAGAACCACTAACAATTGCTACAAAGAATATGTCGATGTTAAAGTCGGAGAGGCAAAGTGGAAAAGAAAGCACGTTTTAATTTGGGAAGAGGCGCACGGCAAAGTGCCAAAAGGCCATGTCGTAATATTTGCGGACGGAAATCAAAAGAATTTTAAATTGGAAAACCTCTTATTGGTGTCAAGGAAGGAATTGGGGGTGATGAACGCAAGCGGGCTTATTTTCAATAATGTGGAATTGACGAAAACCGGCAAGGCGATTGCCGATCTTAAAATAGCCATAGAAAAAAAGAGAAAGAAATGGAAAAAGAAAAGGGGAAGAAAATGAAGATAATGGATTTAAACGAACACGCGCCTTATTCCCTGTATTCCGAAAAAGTGAATTATGACGGTTTCGTCTATGTGAAAATCCGCATGACGGCGAAAGGGTATAGCAGGAACGCCTGTTGGAAAGCTAAACACAGGTGGGTATATGAGAAGGCGCACGGGGAAATTCCGGAAGGGATGGACGTTATTTTTTTGGACGGCGACAGGTATAACTTTTCGCTTGACAATCTGGAGCTGGTGACGAAGGCTGAGAAATTAAAACTGATACAATACGGATTTAAGACCAACAACAGGGAAGTAACGCTTGCCGGGCTTGCCGTAGTCAGGCATCAGTTGGAAATACACAAACTTTTAAGAAACAAAATGACCGAGAAGGAACATCACGCTTTTATTAACAGGGAATCGAGAAAACGCTGCCGGAAAAGAAATAAAAATGCGGATAACGCCGAAAGCCGATAAAAATTTTGTCCGAGCGGTCGGACAAAACCGACAATAACGACATTAACGACAAAGTATAAACAAATAAAATAGACAAAGGAATTTTCTCTGGCTATACTTCCGGCAGAGGGAAAACTATATGTACACTATTCTCAAAGGGCGCGTATTGTCACGCGCAAAAACCAGTTTCATTAAAAATCCACTGAGGTACTACTCCATGTCCATAGCGGCGACATGGGCGGGAGTAGGTTCGCTCATGGTAGGCATCCAAATGGCGCAGAAATTCGGCATAGTGCCGTTTCTGCTTTGGGCTTTCGGGAATACGATGGCTTGCATCGTGTTCGGATTACTGGCTCCGATAATACCAAAGGTTCGGGAAGTTTTTCAAAGCCGACCGATGCATTACGTTGTCGGCCTGATGTGCGTTTTTCAGGTGTGGCTGAACATGAACGGCATACACACGATATTCAAGGATACGCCGATGACCGGGACGTTCGGGCTTGTGCTTGCCTATGCCGCTGCGGTACTGTTCATCTTCCTGTTATTCAAAAACGGAATGATACGGACGGTGTTAACCGACAACGCAAGCTGGGCGGCGGTGTATTTAGTGGCGTTATTGCTCACTATCGGAGCTATTATTTATTCACGCGGCAACATGAACGCGCTGTCATGGGGCTTGGAGTTTGGGGCGCTGAGCGACGGTTTCAAGAAGTGCGTACTGCTGATACCGGGACCGTTTTTGTATCCGTATTTTTTTGAGATACTGGATTACAACGACAGGAACGAAGCCGGTGTCAAAAAAGTGAACATACGCAGGGCGTTCATTAACGGCGGTTTGCTTTTCGGGGCTTATTTGACATTCACGTTCTTGCTTGCATGGACGCATTTTAACCCCGCGCTTAACGTCATCAAGGCGTTTTTAATTTTTCTTGTGGCGATATCCACAGTATCATCATTCCTTTACAGCATATACATCACCTTCGGGCGCAAGTTGGGGCTTGCCGTGAACGTCGCGCTTGTGGCGTTCTGGCAGTTCCTTATACCGATGGGCGTTCTTGGGGTGTGGACGCTTATGGCTTCAATCAGGATTTACATAGTCATAGGCGCGGTACTCTTCGCCGTTATCTGGCATTTGACGGAAAAGGGAAGGAAGAAGGCGCATGAGAAAGGAGCGTAAAGAGGTCAGCTTATCCCTGCTCAAAACGCCCGAAAAGAACACGCGCATACACCCCGAAAAACAATTGAATGAAATCCGGCGTTCGTTAAAGAAATGGGGGCAGTACAGGGACGTTGTAACAGACGAAAAACACCTTATATTGGCGGGTAACGGTCTGGCTCAGGCCATGCGGTTGGAAGGCTATAAAAAAGCATGGACGGTCATCCTGTACGATTTGTCCGAAAACGACAAAATGAAGCTGATGATGGCCGACAACAAGACGGCGGGATTGGGCGTTGACAACCTTAATAACATTCAAGAGATTATCGCCGGGCTTGCCGGGGATTTTGACATTCCGGGGTATGACGATGAAGTGCTTGCGTCCATTAACGCCGCGTCCGAAGAAATATCGGCGGCGCTTGATAACTATGGGAAGGCGACGGAAGATAACCTTGCGAAGATAGAAGCCCATGCCGAAGTTAATTCCGAAGAAAACGGGGAACTGCCGGAAACTTATCAGGACGCGGCGCCGGAAGATGAGGCGGAACAGAAGCCTATTGTCTGCCCCCATTGCGGAAAAGAAATATGGTTGTAAAGCGCGAAGGCAATAGAACGGTCATCGAGGCGGCCAGGAAGAGGATAATTAACGCTTTTTCCAACGGTAAAAAAGTTTATGTGTCATTCTCAGGCGGGAAGGATTCGTTATGTTTAATGGATTTGATACTGAAGCTTGCGGCTGAGGGAAAAATCGATCCTTCCATGATGATTGTCGAGTTCATAGACGAGGAAGCCATGTATGACTGCGTTATTCAAAAAGTTTATGAATGGCGCAAAAAGATATTACTGGCCGGGGCTAAGTTTAACTGGTTCTGTTTGGAAGTGCGGCATTATTCGTATTTTAACCAGTTGGAACAGGATGAATATTTTATTTGCTGGGACAGCGAAAGGAAAGATTCATGGGTACGGCAGCCCCCGTCATTCGCAATATTTGACCACCCCGTATGCAAGAGAAGGGTGGACAGATACCAGCAGTTTCTTGAAAGGCACAACGCGGACGGCATTTGCATAACGGGTGTCCGTGTGGCTGAATCCCTTCAAAGGTTAAAGTTCGTAACCAATTCTTTTTCCGCGAAGATAGGGCTTGCCAGGGGAAACATGGTGTGGGCGATCTACGACTTCAAAGATTCGGACGTGTGGCGTTACCTGTATGAGCAAAAAATAGACATCCCCGAAGTTTATTTGTATATGTATCAGGTAGGGATAAGGATAAACCAGCTCAGGGTGTCGCAGTTCTTTTCAGTGGACACCGCAAAATCATTGGTAAAAATGAACGAATACTATCCCGATCTTATGGACAGGATAATTAAAAGGGAGCCGAACGCCTACCTTGCCGCCCTTTACTGGGATAGTGAAATGTTCCGGCATTCCACAAAAAACAGGAAGGAGCTGGAGGAAAAGAAGGATTATAAAGCCGAAGTTTTTAAACTGTTGAGCAATCCAAAAAAGAACTTTGTGATGTATAGCTCATTATATAACGCGGACAGAATCATTAAGACGTTAATCAAATACGGTCCGGTTATCAGCGACAGGGTATACAGAACCATTTATGACTGTTTAATCGCCGGAGATCCAAAACAGAGGACGCTCCGCGCCATAATTACTCAGATAAATTACGAGTACACGAAAGACTACAGATGGGAGGGGACAAATGTCAAATAGGCTTACGGCTCCGCTTTCTACCTTGCAATGGGTGGACAGGAACTTATTACGCGCAAACGACTGGAATCCGAATAAGGTAACGAGGGAGAATCTGGAATTATTAACTCAGTCCATGTTCAGCAACGGCTGGACGCTGCCTATTGTATGCCGCCCTGATTATACAATAATTGACGGCTTTCATCGCTGGACGGTTTCGGGGCCTGACTGGAAATACAAGCCGGAAGGGGAGAAAAAGACGTTATATGAACTGTTGGGCGGCAAAGTTCCCATAGTCATAGTAAAGCACAGCAACGAAGCCGGGGACGTGTACGGGACGGTCACGCACAACCGCGCGCGCGGTACTCATTTGTTGGAACCGATGAAGAACATAGTAAAGCGGCTATTGGCTCAGGGAAAATCCGTAAAAGAGATAAGCAAGGAGCTTGGAATGCGCCATGAGGAAATATTCCGCCTTACGGACATATCGAAAGAGGAATTCTTAAAGATAATGATATCCAGAACGGACGGATATTCAAAAGAGATGTATTTGCGGAAGGTTTAAGGGGTTATTGTAAAAAATCTGATACAATAACCCACATATAACGGGGTTTATGTACTACAGAAATACACAAACTAAACTAAACTAAAAGTAAACTAAACTAAATTAAAAAAGAGGAAATACGGAAACCCTTATTATTTTGATAGACAAAAAATATAAAACAACATATACTTTATATGTTGTTTGAAACAATAAAGACAAGGAAGAATGGGGGTATATCATGCAGCCCCTAGACCCGTGCGGTAGCTAAGGGAAAAGGGCTTGTAATAATATATTTGCGGGAGTATGAGAAAAGCCAATCCCGCTTTTTAATGGTTTTTAATCAAAAATTCAGAATCATTGACAATAATCGGTCAAAAGGATAATATTTTATATGGCAGAGTCAATAGACAAAGGATATCCGTTCACGTTAATTTGTTTTAATTGCGGAAAGAGCTATGAAGCCTGTTATAATGACGAACCTTGCAAACATTGTGGGGATGTCGGTCCAAAAAGATGGATATTAAACGAAGGTTTTGAAAAGGAAGTGCCAAACCCCGCCGAATGCTCAATAAAGAACCTTAAGCTGAATATTACTGGAGGTTTCAGCTTATGATGACGCTTGGCGATTATATCATAACAAGAGAAACGCTAGAGGATATGCTTGCCGAATTGACAGAACGGAAGTGCCGGAAAACCGCAAAGATTATAAAGCGCGTTACCGATAAATGGGTACAGATAGAAAAAGACCTTAAATTAAAAGAGAGGCTCCCCAAAAACAACGGGATATTATGTAATACCTGCGGCCATGTAAAAAAGCACGAGGGCAGAGACAGCGCGTTATCCCCCCTGTTCTATTGCGGATTACACAATTGCGATTTACAAACGGACTTATTGGGCAGGGTAAAACGCCTGGACGTGTGTTTGTCCGAGAATAAAGTACCCGCTATGGAGACAGAAGCCAGTGCGTAATATAGACCCTGAGAAAGAGAGGAAAGCCCAGGCGGTCATTGACACCCTTCTTTTCAGCCCCATAAGCGAATGGGAAAAGATAAAAAAGGTAGTCAATGGCGAAGCGTCCATAGTAACAGTAAGCCCTGTAAGGCAGTCCATAGAACAGAACATTGAATTAAGAGGCAGGGAATACACGGCCTATTATGAGGACGCTATACGCAAAGGCTTGATGAGCGCAAGGGAAGCATACGAAGCCCTTAATGCGGTATTGAACGAAGATGTTAATAGCTACATGACTGATATAATGGCAGACATACCCTCTTATGTTATAGAGATACACAAATAAACCGTTATTTGCTTGTTTTTCCTTAAAAATACTATATAATCTGTATAAACTATTGGTTACACACGGGATAAAAAACGAAGGTACTGTCGGAGAAAATTTGACCGAGGGTGCTTTTGACCCCAAAAGACCTCTAGCCACAAGAAAATTTTAGGCGGTTTCCGTTTCCATGAAAAAACAGGGTAAACCTGAAGTAAAAAAGACCGTTACTCGAAATTCGGCGGCGGTTTCAAAAAAAGAAACAACCGCAGAGAAAGAATCATCCCCAAAAGTAAAACTTGTAGGCATTGAAGAACTTGCAAAATTGGTAGGCGTTGACGAAAGAAGAATAAGGCAATTGGAACAGGAAGGAGTTATTAAGTCAGAGTCTAAAACAAACAACAAGGAAAAAAGAGAATATAAATTTGCTGAAACTATTGTCGCTATTGTAAGGTATTATAGGGGCAAGGCGGACAGCCGCAGGTCTGGCGATTCTAAAGAAATGGAAGAAGAAAAACTGCGACAATTAGCGGCAAAACGCGAATTAGAAGAAATGAAAGTGCTTAGGGCGCGGGGGGAATTACATCATACCGACGACATAAAACGAATATTCGGCGCGATATTTAGCCGGGTTCATACCGGGTTTGAATCATTCCCACTAGGGTTGGCGCCGAAAATAGCCGGAAAAAATAATGTAATGGAGATTGCAGGGGAAATAAAAACCCAACTGGATAAAATACTGTACGAAATAACGGAATATGATATTGAAACATTGAAAACAAATGTCGGAGCTGAGTATCTTGCCGGACTGGATGACGAGGAAGAAACGGAAGATGAGTCGTAATACGGAGTTTGATAAAACAGCTAACATATTCATTTCGCTATTAGGAATATTAAGGCCGCCCCCTGCTCTAAAAGTTTGGCAATGGGCAGAAAAATATCGGATAATGTCGAATGTGGAAACTTCCTCTCCCGGTCCGTGGGACAACCAGCGGACGCCATACCTTGTAGAAATAATGGAACGCCTGACAGATCCAACGGTTTCAAAGATTGTATTTCTTGCCGCCCGGCAAATGGGCAAGTCCACAGTATTTTTAAATTATCTTGGGTATCTGATACACATTAACCCCTCTCCAGTAATCATCATACAGCCTACCGGGGAACTTGCGGAGAAATTTAGTAAAACCCGCGTCTCAAATATGTTCAGGGACACGCCATGCCTGAAAGGATTAGTACCCGATGATAAGTCCAGGGATTCAGATAACAAGATTTTATACAAAGAATGTGTCGGTATGTTTTTGATTTTGACTGGCGCAAACAGTACAGCCGGAATTATATCCATGCCGGTTCCGATATTATATTTTGACGAAATTGATCAGTACCCTCATGATTTGTCTAAGCAGGGAGATGTTATTTCCATAGCGGAAAAAATGCAAACGAACTATCCCAACCGGAAGAGTATATATACATCGACACCTACATTAAAAAGCATAAGCCGAATAGACGCGTTATTTGAAACGTCAAGTAAACACCGATGGAGTCATGAATGCCCGTCATGTGGGGAATGGTCCCAATTCTCTTGGAGAAACCTTAATTTTGAGACAATGAAAATGAGATGCCCTCATTGCGAAGAATTACATACAAGAAGGGAATGGGAAGCCGGTGGCGGCGAGTGGGTAGCGGAAAATCCAGAAGCCAAAGTTATTGGGTATCACATTAACGCGCTGGATCACCCGTCCGTTACATGGGATGATCTGGTAGAAGAATTTATAGAAGCAACCGCCGCAGAAAAGAAAGGTGATTTTTCCTTGCTGATTACGTTCATTAATTCCCGTTTGGCTGAGTCATGGGAATTACGCGGAGAAGTGGTCGAATCTCATGCGCTGGAAAGCCGCAGGGAAGCTTATGAAGCGGAATTGCCGGACGGCGTTTGCGTTTTGACTATGGGCGTTGACACGCAAGATAACAGGTTGGCTTATGAAGTTGTCGGTTGGGGATTAGGCTTTGAAAGCTGGGGGATTGAGTACGGAGAAATATTCGGAGATCCGAGGCAAGGCGATGTCTGGAATCGCATTGATGATTTATTAAAACGCACATGGTCGTATAGAAATGGAAAACAATTAAAAATAAAACGTATAGCGATTGATACAGGCGGCCACATGACGACACAAGTTTATAATTATTGCAGGGCTAGGAAAACAAGGGGTGTATATCCGATAAAAGGACAGGGCGGCGAAAAGCTGCCTTTGACAAGACCGGCAAAAAAAAGCAGGGAAAAAGGATTATTCATTGTCGGCGTAGACGGGATTAAGTCTGACATTGTATCTTGGTTAAAAGTAAACAAACCAGGAGACGGCTATTGCCATTTTCCAAAAGATAAAGATATTGATAATATATCTGTAAATGGATATGATGCCATATACTTTGAAATGTTGACCGTTGAACAAAAAGTCCGCAGGCAGGATAAAAAAGGCTTCACGCGGTACGAGTGGATTAAACCCGCAGGCGCGCGGAATGAAAGTTTTGACTGCCGTATATACGCAAGGGCGGCATTACGGATTATGTCATCTAAAGATGATATAATGTTGAAACAGATTTTTTTAAGAGAACCTTGGGCATTTCCCGGACAGGCGGTTAAAAATATGGACAGAGGGGATGGCGCGGTTACAAGCGTCAAGAAAAAGCAACAGGTTGGCAGAAATACGCAGGCCAGGCAAAAGGGAATAGAACTATAACGGGAGGGATTATGGAATTAACACAGTCAATTATTGACGAGGTTATTATCATGGCAAGGGGCATTGAACACGGAAAAGTGATAATCGCCATTTCCGGACCGCCTAACGACAAAATTGTAGACGTTACCGCCGAAAAGCGGAAACGGTACAAAAAACTCGTTACTCCAAAAGGGGTAGATTATCAGGCTGAAGATGAAAAAACCGCTTGACAATTATATTAGGATCGTATTATAAAAAGAGTATAGTTTAATATTGGCCGACCGAAAGCGGAAGCCCGTAGAGACTGAGAGAGGAATACCCTCTTTCATTCCCTGCGGGCTTTTTTATTTGCCCGAAAAACGGAGATGAATTGATGAAACAAAAATCAGAGAAACTGGCGAAAGCAAAAACCGAACTCAAGCAAATAGATTCCGCAATAGAGGCGATATTAGGCGGCGCTCAATCGTACCGAGTCGGAACGCGGAGTTTGATAAGGGCTGATTTGGCGACGTTATACAAACGCAAGGATACGTTAGAGGATTTAATCGCCGCGCTGTCCGGGGGCGGCGGCAGATTTAAGCGCGTAGTGCCAATGGACAGATAGGGGAACGTGTGAAGAAACCTGTTTTAGTTGACCAGTACGGTAAACCAATCTCAAAAAAGCATAACAGGGTTCTTGCGTCCGGCTATTCATACGCGGGCGCGTCTCTGACAAAACCAGTTTTTAAAGGTTGGAATTGGACGGGCGGATCGCCCGATGACGATATAGTCGCCAATTTGCCTGTTATCAGACAGCGTTCACGTCAGCTAACAATGGAAGCCCCCGTTATTAGCGGCTTATATAAAACGATGACTACCAATGTGGTAGGTGACGGCTTGCGCCCTGAACCTACCCCCGACGCGGATTATTTCGGCTGGACTCCTGAGTACACGAAAAAATGGAAAGCCAATGTTCTTAGGATATTTGAAAACTTCGCGGAATCCACAGCTTGCGACGTGTATCACCGCGACAATTTTTATGAGTTGACGAAATTGGCTTTTCGGTCGCAGCTTGAATCCGGCGATTGTTTTGTAACTATGCCGCGTTTTGAACGGCGCAATAATCCTTTTACCTTAAAGATTCAAGTTATCGAGGCTGACTGTTGCGCCGATCCGGACGGAGCGGAACGTGTGGATCATGAGCGGCTTGGCAATGACATTTACGGCGGTGTGGAAATATCCCAATGGGGAAACGTCTTAGGTTTTTGGTTCTATACAGGGCATCCGCTGTCAAGGCGCAGGTCTACCGGATTTGTGCATAACGACAGAAGGTATCCGCGTTGGATTTATATACCGGCTTATGGAGCTGAAACGGGGCTGCCTAATGTTTTACATTTAATGGAATCGGAACGCCCTGGGCAACGGCGCGGAATTCCTTTAGTGGCGCCGGTTATAGAAGTCGCGCTTACTCTTGACCGTTACATGAAAGCCGAAGCTATAGCGGCGCAGATTCAGGCGATGTTTACTTTGATTGTAACTTCCCAGAATCCAGAAACCGCCATTGGCGAAACGGAAAACATGGAAGGCGAAGAAGGGGAACGCATAACGGGCGGCGATGACAGCTTAATAGCCCTTGGCAATGGAATTGTCCAATACGCAAGGCCGGGTGAGCAAGTAACGCCAGTGAACCCCACAAGACCTACAACGGCATTTGATCCTTTCGTAAAGGCGCAATTACAGCTAATGGGTCCGGCTGTCGGGCTTCCTTATGAATTATTTACGCAGTTGTATCAGGCTTCTTTCAGCGCGAGCGAGGCGGCCAATAATGTGGCAAGGGGCGGTTTCAGAGTAAAACGCGCCTGCCTAGTGCGCGATTTTTGTCATCCAGTTTATCAGGCGGCGTTTGACGAGGCGGTACTTCGGGGCTGGATAGAAGCTCCGGGATATTTTGACGATCCGTTTGTGAGGAATTTATACACAAGGGCAAAATGGAACGGGCCGGGAATGCCGCACATAGATTTGGGAAGGAGCGCGAAGAATTATGAAAACCTCGTGCGTTTAGGTTACACGACGGCAAGCGAGGCGACAAGCGAATTAACTGGCGGCAATTATTATGAAAATATACAGGAGCGGGGGCGCGAGATAGCCGCCGCGAAAGATGCCGGAATGCCAGCGGCGGCGGCTGAGGCGATGACGCAAACGGGCGCGGCTATTGGAAACGCGGGAGCGGCAAACTCAAATCAAACGGGAGGTAATTAATATGGGCAAGTTTTATTCAATGAGAAAAATCCGTGCGCAAGATAATACTAATATAGGGCGCATAGATATTTACGGAGAAATAAGTGCCGTCGAATATTGGGGGGATGAAAAAACACCTTCCCAATTCATTGAAGATTTGAACAACTTAGGAACGGTGAGTGAAATAGAAATTCACATTTTCAGTAACGGCGGCGATCCTTTTGCGGCATTGGCCATATACGAGGAAATGAATCGGCGGACTGAAAAAGTAAGCGTATATATTGACGGTATCGCGGCATCGGCGGCGACGTTGATCTTGTGCGGCGGCGATACGGTTTACATGAATGACACGTCCATGCTCATGGTTCACAACCCGTATGAATTTTTATGTTTTGCCGGGCTTAACGCGAAAGAGGCAAGAGAACTGGCAGACGACTTAGACGAAATCCGCGAACCTATGATATCGGCTTATATGAAAAAATCAGGTAAAACGCACGATGAAGTTGTCGCGTTAATGGACGGCGAAACGGGAAAAGGAACATGGCTTACCGCAGATGCGGCAATTGAATTTGGTTTAGTGGATTCATATACGCCTGACAACAAAAAACCGTTAGAGGTCGCCGCAATGATTAAACCCGGAGTATATAACTACCGGGGGCATAAAGTTGATCTGACAAGTTTTGAAAAGGCAGCCGAAAAAACTGCCGGAAAAATAAATTCTATGAGAGGAGGAAAACTCATGGCGTTTTTCATTAAGAAGAAAAACAAGGCGGCTGCCAAAGTAAAACCAAAAGCTGAAATAACTTTTGTCGAAATGGTATGCCCAGGGTGTGGCGGCGCTGTCAATTTGAATCCCGAAACAGGGGAAACATTTGCAGGCGGCACACAACAGACGGAACCGCAGGGCGGCAAAGACAATAAAGAACCTGCGGCTAAATTAGCGCGGCGTATACCGGGCAATGTCAAAGCGACAGTTTACTCGGTGAATTGTCCGCATTGCGGCAATGACTTTGTTTGGGATACGGACTTGAACGCGGACGGCGAACCGGCTCAGGACGTTAAAGAGACTGTTCCCATTGGCGGCGCGGCGGCTCCAGAGCCGAAAAAAGATACCGCCCCTGTCGCGGAAGCTGCCACTGCGGTATGTCCGAAGTGCAGCGCCGAAGTTCAATACGACACGGAAACGGCAGAGAAGGGAACGGATGATACAACCGGGGAAGAAGGCTATTTGCTTACTTGCCCTGAGTGCAACGAACAATTCATAGAACCGTTTGCCGCTCCCGCTCCGGACGCTGTTCCTGTCGCGTCTGCGGAAGCTAAAGCGGCGTACCGCGCAGGAGTGTTAGCTGAACGAAACCGCAATTTGGCATTAGACGAAATGGCACAGGCCGCTCCGTCTATGGCGGCGATGATTCAAGCGGCAAAGAAAAGCGGAGCGTCGGCTGAAATAATGGGACGTAACGTGATCAGGGCTATGGCTTCGGGAAAAGCCGGAAATACTGGCGCGGCGCAGTTTGCGGCAATGCTAGGTCGGGATTTACAAGCAAGCGGAGTAAATGATCTTCGCCTGCCTGGACATCATAACAAACAAGCGACGTTTACTGACAGCGTTTTTGACGCGCTGGATAAACGATAGGAGGAAGTATGGAAAATCTGTACAAGTCAAATGTGGATACATCGGTAGTCGATGATCTTATTTCCGGGACACTCGTAACGTCAAAAGTCGTTGCGGTAAAAGTAACCGGAACGGGAACCGTAAAGCGCGGAACCCTGTTGTCAAGCGATGACGGGGAAAACTATTCGGCGGACGCTGAGAACATCGAGTGCGTTCTTTTGCAGGACGTTGACGCCGATGATCCCGATTCCAATGTCGGGGCTGCCGCGTTCGGCGGCGAATTTAACCAAACCAGAATTGAGGCTGCCATGGGGGAAGAGTTATCCCCGTTGGCAATTCACAAAGCGCGTATCGGATCGAGGATATTCATAGCTCCTATGAATCCCACGCCGGAAGAATATTAAGGAGGAAGTAACAAATGGGTGACACGATTAACAGAAACGATCCCAGGACACAGTTACCGCCAGTATTAACTGTACGGCCTATGTCCACATTTTTCCGCGATCACTTTATGGGTGGCGCGGACGAGTATTTTCCCACTGAAAATGTCGAGTGGGACAAATTGACCGAAGGCGCTCCGATGGCGCGTTTTGTCGGAGATGATATGTATGTCGAACCGACAGCAAGGAAACCTTTCAGCACAGACGAAATCAAAACCCCCAAAATGCAGGAACGCCGCGTAATCAGCTCCGGCGACATTAAAAAGCGTACTCTTGGAGAAAGCATTTTATCCCCGAAAACGGAAGCGGAAAGGGCGGCGGCTCTCCATACCGCAGATTTGAAATTCTGTTTGGATTCAATCGACAACCGTATCGAGGTTATGTGTTCCGATTTTATCACTAAGGGACGCATTGACATTGAAGGCTTGGGAGTAAAGCGGGAAATTGATTATGGTTTGCCGAACAGGGAAGTTCTTGTCGGCGCAGACCGCTGGGGGCAGCCGGGAGTATCCATTGTCGATTCTCTGAGGAGAAAAGTGGATTTCATGGGCAGCCTTGGCTATACCATTGACGAGGCTATAATGTCTCCTGAAGTTTGGAAGGTGATGTACTCAAACGCCGAAATCCAAAAGTTACTCGACATTCGCAATTACGAATTCGGGAAATTCAAGCCTGAGAAAATTTCCAAATACGGACAGGCGCGCGCGGTCGGTATGCTTTCCGATCCGGACGTTACGCTCTTTACTCAAAACGCCGAATACGGTCCAAAAGGAGCCAGAGTGCGGCAATTGCCCGCAGGAATGGTTATACTGGCCTGTTCCATAGCAAGGGAAAACAAACTTGGCTACGGCGCGTATACCTACATGGATGAAAACGAAAACTGGGTAACGGTTTCCGGGCGTTATGTGCAGGAATTTTTCAAAGAACGCCGTCCACCCCGTGAAGAAGTGCTGGTAACGTCACGCGCAGTTCCAATTCCGAAAAACATCGAATCTTGGTTCGTATTCCAGGTCTTATAGGAGGAAGGATGAAAACCGTTAAATATGTTGCATTAGGCAACTGTAAAATAAAAGTCGGCGGTGTCGAGTATTCCGGCAAAATGGTTATTCCAGTTGGCGGCGATAAAGGCCTCAGCGACGATGACATTAAGCGTCTGTTGAAAGAAAAATTTATCCAAAAGATTGAATTTGACGAGGGCGGATCATCGCCAGCGTCGCCTACAGCCGCGCCTACCGAAAAGAAGCTTGAGGAAATGAACAAAGGCGAACTTATCGCGAAAGCGAAAGGGCTGGGAATCGAAACGGACAAGCATTTCAATAAGCTGTCGGAAGCTGAGATGCGCCAGAAGATTACGGAAGCCATAGCGAAGAAAACGCCGGACAGAACGGCGTTACTTGCAAAAGCCGCAGAATTGGGCTTGGCTGACAAGATCGCCGAAACCACAACCGATGAAGAAATTCAAAAGTTAATCGCGGGGGCGCAGGCTCAATAATGAATTTTAAGGATGCGGTCGCCGCCGATATTGATAACGTCTTTTTCAAAACAAACGAATTTGCGGAAAGCGTTAATATCGACGGCAAACCCGTCCCGTTAATTCTTGACGACGATATGTTGCAAGGAAAAACAGAAACTTATGCGGAAGGTTTGGCTAATGGCGAACAGTTTATCTTTATAAAACAAAAAGATATTAAACGCATTCCACAACCCGGCGATGAACTTTCAAAAGAAAACAAGAAATGGTATGTGCGTGAAGTTATTAGCGAAATGGGAGTGTTGGCAATAAGAATAGGAAGGAACAAGGCAAATGGTTGAATTGGGCGTACAGATTGATAAAAATAAATACTCAGACCTTATGCGCAAAGTTTCCTTACTGGCAAGCGAAGACCAGATCAATAAGGCGATAAACCGCGCCGCGAAACGCGCCGCTGACGCCGCGAAAACCGAGACGGTAAAACAGATTTCTTCCGCATATACTTTGACGGTTACGGACATAAGGGAAGCGGTAACGACGCGCAACCTGAAAGGCGGCGATGTCGGGGCGGCAATGCAAATAGAATCAAGCCCGTTTTCGCTTCCGAAATTTACGGGCGTAACGCCGAAAGCGATAATGCCGCCGTCCAAAGAAATTGTTAACGCCCAAGTAAAAAAAGGCGGAGGCGCACAATTAAAAAGATCGTTTGTGGCAAAAATGAAAAACGGCCATGTCGGGGTTTATGAACGCGAAACGGACAAGGGTCTGCCCCTTGAACAGCATTTCGGCCCGTCCGTTCCCGGAATGTTCGGAAGGGAAAAGGAAACCGAAATCAACAAAGCGGCAAGGGAAAAAGCCGGAGAAACCTTAAACAAAAGGTTAATTCATGAATTGGAGAGGTTAATGTATGGCTGAAATAATTGACCGCACGCCGATGGGTCTTATAGACGGTCTGTGTGACCGCATAAGAAAAGCGTTGGTTTCATATTGGTATAAGGCTGAACAGCACGATGACGGCGACAATGAAGATTATCACGAGCCGTTTGTTCACGCGCAATATTTGCCTGTAACAAAAACTGCGGAAGATGGGCGCCTTAAATCAAAAGATTATCCTCTGGTTCGCGTTATGGTAACAACGGGTTCTATTACCGATCTGTCGGAAGTTAAAAACGGCTCTGAAATAAACATACAAATTTATTTTGGCGGTTACGACGAAGACGCGGACAGGCAGGGTTGGCGTTTGCCAATGGCGATGCTTTGGAGCGTATTAATAGATTTACTGGCCAATACCATAATAGGCGCTTATAAGCTGGATACGCCTATTAAGTGGTCGGCATTGGAAACAAAAGAACCGCCGTATTATGCGGCGGCAATAGAATCAGTTTGGCGCGGCGCACCGCCAGCAATTGAAATTCCCGTTGGAATCGTTGATTTGCCCGGGAAAGAAAGCACTGAGAAAATTACTGCGGCAGACACTTCAGGGAAACCTGAAAATCAAGAAGCTGCCAAAGAATAATTATTTGGAGGAAAAAACATGGGTTATTTTCACGGAGTACGAATAACAGAATCACCGACGCCGTTACAAGTTCCGGCGTCCGTAGATTCCGCGTTGCCGGTAGCAATAGGCATTGCCCCAGTTCACAGACTGGAAAATCCCGCCGTTGCTGTTCACAATCCGTCTTTGGTTTTTAGCTATGCCGAAGGCGTGGCGGACATGGGCTATATGGGGCCGAAGCACTGGAAAAAATTCACCCTGTCCATGATGTTGTATTCACAATTCAGATTGCACCTTGTCAGCCCGCTTGTCATGATCAACGTGTGGAATCCGTTAAAAGACGCGGTAGACGTAGCTGAAGTAGCTTTGCCAATCGTGAACGGAGTTGCGACAATCGCCGATCCGATGGCCATGATAAGCACGGTCCGCGTCCATAACGCGACCAGCGGAAGCCCGGATTATGTCAGGGAAAACGATTACAAACTCAAATATGACGGAGATGATCTGTTAATCGTTATAAACAAAGAAGGCAGTATACCAACGGCGGCGGTTTCGTTGAGCGTTGTATACAAACGCGCAACAACCGCGAACATAACGAAAGACGACATTGCCGGAGGCGTCGATCCTGACACGAACGAAAAAACAGGCATTGAATTGGTTGACGAGGTTTTTCCGGCGAAACGGAAAATTCCGAGTTTCCTTTTAGCGCCCGGCTGGAGCAGCGACCCCGAAATCGCGGCGTTGCTTATCGGCAAGGCGGAACACCTTGACGGCGAATTCAGTTGCATTGCGCTTATTGACGCGCCGACCACAGGGCGGTACGCCAATTACCGCAATATTCCCAAATGGAAAAATGACAGTTCCATTGTCAGCCCCTACGCGTTTTTGGATTGGCCGTGCGTGGCGATTGGCGAGCAATGGTTTTATCCTTCCGTCCGGCTTGCGGGTATGTACGGGCAAGTCGATAACAAAAACGCCGGATTGCCGTATGAACAGGCCTCAAACAAAACGCTGTCGATGACGAACCTCTGCGACGAGGACGGAAATTTAATCCCGATGATGTCCGTTACTCAGGCGAACTACCTGAATGAAAACGGAATCGGCACGTTCATTAACATGGACGGATGGCGGGCATGGGGCACCGAAACAACCGCATTTCCCGGCAATACGGACATAAAAGACTTTGAGCGCGGAGTTCGCCGTATGTTCAGTTTTGTCCAGAACGTCGTAAACCGTACCATGTGGCAAAATGTTGACAAGCCCGTAACAAGGCTTTTAATCGACACGATTCTTTTAACCGGGAACGAATATCTGAACACTCTGAAATCGAGGCAGGCAATTATTGGCGGTCGTGTTGAATTTTTACGCGCCGACAACAGCAATCAGGGAATCATGAGCGGAAAATTATTATTCCGCGTTTTCCTTACTCCGCCGAACGCCGCAAAGGAACTGGAATTTAATTTCAGTTATGATCCCAATTACCTTGAAGGTTTATTTTAATAAGGAGGGATAACCATGAGAGAAGGAATTGCGACAAACAGCAATGTTTATAAGGTATATGATTCGGAAACAAACAAGGCTCTTGACGGAACGGTATCCGTTGAACTTCCGGGCTTTGAATTGTTATCAGAATCATTTAAGGGCGCCGGTGTCGCCGGAGAAATGAACGTGCCGATACCGGGCAACATGAGCGCACAAACGGCGACAATCAGTTGCCCTGTCATCTACGGCGCATTAACAAAATATATGGAACTTGGAACTACGCGCACGTTGGATTTGCGTAATGAAATAATCGTTACCAACACATCCACGCACGTACAAGAGAAAGTGCCGAACCGTTGGGTGTTGAAAGGCGTTTTAAGCGCCGCGAATCCCGGAAAAGTCGAATCGGCCGCGGCAGGGGACGCTTCCCTTGTCATGCAATTGCGGTACGCACAGCATTTCCTTGACGGCGACGAGGTGCTTGAGTGGGACGTACTTAAATACATTTTCAAAGTCAACGGAAAGGACTTGATGGAAGAGACAAGGAAGAACATTCTTCCGTAATAAAAAGGAGTAAATATGGCAAAAGGTTTTAAGGGAACCGTAAAGGTTAAATTAGATACTCCCATTCAATGGGAAGGCAACGAAGTTACAGAAATCGCTCTTGATTTTGGCAAGTTGACGCCGACTGCGGTTATTGAAGCGGAACGGAATTGCGGCGCCAATCTCACTTCAATTATGAAGATGACCAACGTTGAATATTGTACCAATCTTGCGTCTTACATGATGCAATGGGAGCAAAAAACCGCGTACCGCGTTCTTATGAAACTGGGCATGGAAGATTTTGACATTATCTGGCAAACCGTTGGAAGCTTTGTCGGCAAGAGAAACCCGCAGGAGTTTTACGACCAATTCACTTCGGATGAAGATGTGGTTTTTACCAAACCGGCAGAAAAGCCGGAGAGCCATCTGATAACGGAGAAGTCGGAAACGGAAAGTTAAGCGGTTTTTCGATTTTTGATTACGATAATCCTACTGAGTATCTCAGAAAGATTATGGTCGGTCTTGCAATGATACTTCATACGTCTATAACGGCATTAGAAGTAATGCCGTTAGATGACGTTCTTGAGTATAACGACATTGTAGAAAAAATCATTGCGGAGAATAACAAACCAAAACCGGGCGGAAAATAATGGGAAGAAAAACTATTTGGGATGTTGCTATTGAAATCAACGGGAAGGATAAAGGCGCTGTCGCCGCGCTCAAAACCGTCAAAAAGCAGCTTGCGGACGTACAAGCCGCGGGAAAACAACTAGGTACTGATTTCAAAGCGTTTGCGGGCAATGCCGGAAAATTAGCCCTTGGCATAGCTGGCGGCGTTACAGCCGCTGGCGCCGCCGTTTTTGGTTTGGCCAACCAGTTTGCGGATATAGGAGACAAGGTCGCTAAAATATCAGCGACTACCGGGATAGGGATTGAAGCGTATCAAGGGCTGTCTTACGCTATGAAGCAGGCGGGATTAAGCGCGGAAGAATTTGACGGAGCATTAGAAAAATTTAACCTGACGGTAAAACAAGGCGCGGCGGGTAACGAAGCCGCAAGAAAACAGCTTGAGGAAGTGGGATTGTCAGCTTCAAAACTGGCGGGGATGAAGCCCGAACAGGCGATAGAACGGTTATCCGATTATATGCAAACGCTAAAAAGCGACGCGGAACGCACAAGGGTTGCGGTAACGCTGTTCGGCAAATCAGCCGGTCCGAAAATGATGGCCGCGATGAAACAAGGCAGCGCCGGATTACAGGAGATGATGAAAGAGGCTAAAGGTCTTGGAATTGTATTAACCGACGAACAGGCGCATCAATCCGAATTGTTTAAGTCTTCGTCAGAGAAATTAAAATCGTCATTCTCAGGTATGCGAAACCAGTTTATAGGTTCTGCCATAGGTCCCATAACTGAAGCAATGGAAACGCTTAAAGATTCCATTGTAGGACAAATGCCGGCAATACAGGAACTGGGCGCGAAGTTTGGGCAATGGCTTGGCGATCTGGTAACAAGGTTGCCGGAAATCATTGCAAAAATAAAAGAGTTTGGCGCAAATATATGGGATAACGTAAACAAAGTAAAAGACTTTGTGGGCGGCTGGGAGAATCTCGGCATAATCATTGGCGGCCTCGCTATCGCGCCGACGCTGATAAGCGGGATTAAAGTTCTGGAAAGTTCAATAAATTTATTGCACACATCTTTTAAGGCGGTTAAAAATATATCGGGGCTTGTTTTTAAGGCAATCGAAAGCGGTGCGCTTAAAAATGTAATTGCCATAGGCAAGCAGACGGCGGCGCTGGTAGCTCAAAACGCGGTATTGGTCGCGCAAAAGATCGCTATTTTGGCTCAGGCGGCGGCTCAAGGAATCGCTAAAGCGGCCACGGTAGTATGGACGGCTGTCCAGTGGCTGTTAAACGCGGCAATGAGCGCTAATCCTATTGGAATAATAATATTGGCGGTCGCGGCCTTAATCGCGGGAATTGTTTTACTGGTTAAAAATTTTGACAAGGTAAAAGAAGTGGCCGGAAAAGTCGCGGATGCCGTAGTCGGATTCTTTAAGAAGGTAGGGGATTTCTTTAAGAATTTATTTACTGGCGTTATAGACTGGATTAAAACCAATTGGAAGGCGATTATCGCATTTATAATTAACCCATTCGCCGGAATATTTAAATACCTTTATGACAATTTTGAAGGTTTCAGAAATTTTGTTGATAATGTCGTGGGCGCGGTAAAAAATTTCTTTTTGGGATTGTGGGAAGGCATAAAAAACATTTTTAGCGGCGTCGGTGATTTCTTTAGCGGAGTATGGGACGGTGTGAAAAACGCTGCCAGTAACGCATGGGGCGGAATTAAAAACATAGCCGGAAAAGCATGGGAAGGCATAAAAGGCGGAGCGTCAAAAGCAGGGGAGTTCTTAAAAAACAACTGGAAAACAATCGCTATTGGCATGGTAAATCCTTGGGCTGGCGGATTAAAGGCTCTTTATGACCACAATGAAAAATTCCGTAATTTAGTGGACACTTCATGGGGAAAAATTAAGGACGTTGCCGGAGCCGTATGGGATAAAATGCCCGATGGCGTAAAAAACGTATTTATAAAAATTAAAGACACTGTAAGCGGCGCCATAAACAACATTAAAGAATTCTTTTCCGGCTTATGGGGAGCGATAAAACAAGGGCCGAAAGCGACCATTGAATATTTAAAGAACGTGTTTAACACGTTAAAAGAAAAGGTGTTATCCGTATTTAATAACATAATGGCGAAACTTCCTGAGCCAATCGCGGGCGCGATAAACGGCATAATAAACTTTTTTAAAGGCGGCTTTGACTTAATAAAAAATATTATTGGCGTGTTTACGGACTTCTTTAAGAACGTGTTTACCGATCCCGTGAACGCCGTTAAAAACTTAATCGGCGGCCTTGCTGATATTTTTACCGGGGTATTCAATTCAATAAAGGAAAAAATACAGGCGTTTATAGGATTCTTTACTGACAAGTTTTCAGTGGTTAAAGACTTCTTTGGCGGTATCGGCGACAAGATCGGCGGATTATTCGGCGGCGGTAAAAATAAAAACGCCATTCCCGGACACGCCGAAGGCGGCATTTTCAGGAACAGGCACATAGCCGAAATAGCGGAACGCGGCGCCGAAGCCGTAGTACCGTTAAATAACACCAAACAAGGCCTTGATATCTGGAAACAAGCCGGACAGATGGGCGGATATTTCCAAAAAGAAAAACCCGAAGCGCAAACGCCGCCAATTATGTCCGCTACGGCTGGAAAAATGTCGGGGGGTGATGTTTATAACTTTGACATCAAATTGACGAACAATTTTAGCGGTAACGCGCCTGACAGCAACATTGCAAACCAGATAACGGTTGCCGGGCAGAAAGCCGCAGACAATCTTGAGGAACAAATAACAAGGGTTTTGGAAAAGATCGCACGGCAGCGACAGAGGGTGAGTTATGCGTAAATACACCGCCGTACAAGGCGACGTTTGGGATTATTTGTCTTGGAAACTGTATGGCGATGAGGGGTATGCCCATATTTTATTGGACGCGAATCCCGCGTTACGGCATATCGTCATATTTGAAACGCCTACGGAGATAAATGTTCCCGACAAGCCGCAATCGAGGGCGCAATCATCGGCGAATTTACCGCCTTGGAAGCAGGTGTAACATGGCAGATTCAAGACGCGCCTTCCTGAAAATAGAATATGACGGAAAGGATATCACGGACGCGGTATCTAACAGCGTTATTGATTTTCAGTATGTGGACAAAGCGGGCAATGAAGCCGACGAGGTAACTATTAACTGCCATGACAGGGAAGGGCATTGGCATAACGAATGGTATCCGAAACTTCGCAAGGAAGGCGACGGAACGCCAGTGAGTGCCGGAAGCTCCGATTATACGGAAATGGCGAAGGCGTTACAGGCCGGAACGAGCGCGGCGGAATTACAGAGAATGATAGACGCTTCCGATCTTTCTGCAGAACAGGGGAAAACTTTACAGCGCGTAACGAACGCCAGTAAATGGAAACAGTTTGCCGCAGAGAATCCGCAGTACCGGGGAGAAAGCGGCAAGAAAAAACTGATAGAGGACATAAAAGCGGGGGTGATCGTATAATGGCAGAATTTAACGACATTGCGGCAGACAAAAGCCCCTCAAAACAGGCTCCGGCGAAAAGCAAGCCAAAAGAAATTGCAAATAACGCCGTGCAGGGAACGGTATTGCGCGTAAAAATTTGTGTTGAAAATTGGAACGCCGAAGGCGATTATGACGAATTGGACTGCGGTTCATTTGAGATAGACGCGGTAGATTTTTCCGGACCGCCTGATAAGGTCGCTATTATGGCGGTGTCCACACCCATTTCATCAAGTATGCGCAGGGAAGAAAAAACGCGGTCATGGGAAAATACGACTCTACAAAAAATCGCGCAGGACATAGCGGACGGCGCAAAATTAAAACTGATGTACGAAGTGGACAGCGACATACAGCTTGACCGCGCGGAACAGGAAAAAAAATCCGACATGGGTTTTTTACAGGAATTATGCGAACAATACGGCGTATCCTTAAAAGTTACTGACGGAATTTTAGTTTTATTTGAAGAATCGGTTTATGAGGCGAAGGAAGTTATAGACACTTTTGACGCAAGTGAAATTGGCGGCAGAATAACGGAATATTCATTTTCACAAAACACGAATGACACCGTATGCAAAGTGATTGCCAGTTACAAAGACCCTAAAAGCGGTTTGCTAGTGGAAGCGGAATTTGTACCAGAGGAGCCTCCGGCGACAGGGCAGATTGCGCGGATAAACGTCCGTCCCGGCGATTTGCGCGGCGATAATTTCCGCGAAGGAAAAGACACCGCGTCAGGGAGCGCGGGCGGCACGTTTGACACGGGATTCGCGCCGTTCAATGACAGCTCAGACGATTTTGAAACAAAACGGTCCGACCGTACCGATAACATGATGCGTCAAGCTAAGGCTTATGCGCGGTTAAAAAATAAAAATGAGTGGACTTGCACGTTAAACATGGTCGGTAACGTCAAAATGGTAGGCGGCGTAAATATACAGATAACGGGATTCGGCGTTTATGACGGAAAGTACAGCGTCGATGAAGCGACGCATAAGACAGGCGACGGTTACACGTCCACAGTCAAAGCTCATAAGGTTTTAGTGGGGTATTGATATGGCAGATAACAGGAGATTATTACGTCAGGCGCAAGTCTCTGAGCGCGATGTCAGTACCGCTACGGCGCGTGTGGCCATGGACGATTTGAACGGCCATGTAAGCGGAAAAATGCAAGTTTTATTTCCGGCTATAGGCGGTTGGAATATGTTTTTTACCCCGAAGGAAGGCGATCATGTCGTAACTGGAAACGGACAGGGGGAAGATTATATTTTGGGCAAAGTATTTACTGGAAACAAAATGCCGCAGAAGGGGGCAAAAAATATAATTTTATTAGTCAGCGATGACGGAAAAAATGTTATCCGTCTTGACGCGGACAAAGGAACGCTTGATGTGGTTATGGATCAAAACGCGGGTTTAATGTTTAACAATTTGGCCATTGAAGTAAAAGAGACGATGACCGAAAAGGTAAAAAATAAAAAAACTACCGCTGAAAAAAACATAGAGGAGGAAGCGAAAGAAAATATTACCAGTACGGCAAAGAAAAAAAACAAGATCAAAGGCGCTGATGTCGAATTGGACGGCAATACGAAAATCACCGGGGGTTATGTTGAATGTAACGGAACCGCGTCGCCTACAGGAACAGGCTGTTTTTGCGCGAAACCGTTTTGCACATTTGACGGATCGCCGCACGTCGGCAATAAAGCGACAGGGACGTAAATTATGGCAATGAACGGAAACACAATGGGACAAGAAGTGGCAGACGCGATTATGAACTCAGATGCGTCCGATGAAGCCAAACAAGAAGTAACCAAAGTGTGGAAAAAAATATGTAGCGCGATAGTGGATCACATAACAGCCAACGCCGAAGTTCCGGCAGGGATAACGGTTTCGACAAGCGGCGGCGGGGGATCAACCACTGGAAAGGGGAAGGTAACATAAATGCTTATAGGTTCATGGGGGCAAGTGGTATTTTTTGTGTCCGGCGTTGGCGCGTTGACGTTTACGGAATTAACGCAGGATTCTTCCGGGCGCTGGGTTAACCATGAGCCGATAAACACGGCTCCGATTTCCCAATTTCTAGGTCCGGGTCAAGATGAAGCGGAAATAAAAGTGGTATTGGCGCGGATGTTGGGCGTTGATCCAACAAGCGAATTTGAATCATTAAGGCAGTTGGTCCGTAACGGGGAAAACCACCCTTTAATTTTGAACGGAACGCCGCTGTCAGGGAATATGTGGTACATCGAAACCATAAGCGGCACTTCTACAAAGTTTGCCGCGGGAACGGGGGAAATATTGTGGACGGAAGTTACTTGTAAATTTAAGGAGTATTTATAATGGCGGAATGGGTAACATTGGAACCTCAGTCAAATGAAATAATATTTGGCGCGAAAGAAGTTCAGGAAGTTATACAGAATGTCAAAACTATTTTAAGCACGCGAAAAGGCACGCAACCGCTTGACCGCGATTTCGGCATATCGCTTGATTTTTTGGACAGCCCTGTTTTGAAAACTAGGGCGCTGGCGGAACAGGATTGCTTTATGGCGTTAAGAAAATACGAGCCTAGGGCGGTACTCAAACAAATTAAATGGAACGGCGACGTTATTAACGGCAAGTTATGGCCGGAAGTTAAAATACAGGTGGTGTTATAATGGCGTTTGGAGATTTACATTTCGCGCAAGATGACGCGCGCGCAATAGCCGACAAGCTGAAAGATTTTTATGAGGCTGTCAGGCGGTCAAGCGGAGAACCCGGATATCGGTTGCCATTAGGGGCGCCGGAAAGGTTGCTACAATTGGCGCAAGCCTCGATATTAGGGCAGGTAAACCATGACATTGACAAAACGGGCAAAGGAAACTTGCTCTATTTTGCCGATGACGAAACGGCTGAATATATCGGCGACTTGTACGGCGAACGCGGCAAGCGCCTTAAAGCCTCATACGCCATGACGACGGTACGGTATTCGTTATCTGTCAATCGTACCGTGAGAACGCCTATCGGAAAAGGCAAAAGGATAACGGCTGATAATAAAATATTTTTTGCGACTACTAAGGCGGTAGAAATACCGGCAGGGGAATTATATGTCGATGTGGAAGCGCGTTGTTTGACGGCGGGCGTTGACGGTAACGGTTTCGCGGCAGGCGACATAAAAAACATGGTAGATTTAATTCCGCTTGTTACATCGGCGGTAAATATAACGCCTTCCAACGGCGGCGCTGAAAAGGAAAGCCTCGACGCGTACAAAGAAAGATTGCGGTTGTTGCCGGAATCGTTTTCAGTGGCGGGACCAGACGGAGCGTATGAGTTTTGGGCAAGGTCTGCCAATTCTGGAATTGTTGACGCGAAAGTATGGATGCCCGAACTGGACATGGAAAGTTTTACGGCGTTTCTTGAGCCTTGGGGAATTACAAACGCCTCTGAATTTTACGAAGCGTTAAACAATTACTACCGCGAAAGCGGTACGGGGCCGGGAAATGTTGACGTAACGGTTTTAATGAGAAACGGGGAACTGCCTTCTCAGGAAGTTTTGGATCAAGTGCAAGAAACTTTGAGCGACAAAACAAGGCGGCCATTAACCGATTACGTCCATGTGATACCGCCTGAGCCTGTGGAGTTTGGCATATCGGCGCGGTACTGGATCGAAGCGGAAAGAGCGACGGAAGCGGCCTCGATAATAGACGCGGTTAATACGGCGGTCGGAGATTACATCGCATGGCAAAAATCAAAATTGGGTTTGGACATTATCCCGGACAGGCTTCACAAATTAATTATGGACTGCGGCGTTAAGCGCGTCGTGATAACCGAGCCGGTTTTTTCGGTTTTAAAATCCCATGAGGTGGCGCAATTTAACGGCGCGAAATCAATTATTTATGAGGGGCTAGAGGACGCGTAATGGATTTGAATAACATTTCAATCTTAAACATTCTTCCCCCCAATATCGCCGAAGACCGAAACGTCAAAATGACAGCAGAGGCGTTTGACAAAGCGTTACGGGATATAATTAAAAAAATACCCGGTGTGGCTATAATAAAAGATTTGGCGTTAAACCAGATTGTCAATGAAACGCTCATGGATTTGCTGGCATGGCAATTCCATGTGGATTTTTACGATCCGGCGCTGCCCATAAACATTAAGCGCGAATTGGTTATGAAGTCATTGGATTGGCATTGCCGGAAAGGGACACCTGCGGTAGTCGAAGAAATAGTATCCACAGTTTTTTCAAAAGCGAAAATTGAAGAATGGTACGAGTATGAAGGAAACCCTTATTGTTTCCGCGTAGCGACGGCTGAGGAAATGCCGGATCAGGAAACAATAACAAAACTGATACGCGCCATAAACTCCGTTAAAAACACCCGCAGTTTATTGGAGACGCTGACTTCTTTAATTGTTTTCCGCGAAGAAATAGAAATTAAAGAAAGCCAGAACATGACGCTTTCAAAAAAATTAAAAGACGATTTTTCCAATCAGGGGAAATTGTTTTTTAACGGACGGATTCTTTATGACACAAGGACGGATCGCGGCTATGAATTGGGTTATGTGCATTATAACGGCGATTTTATTTTTAATGGAACGCTGAATTTCACACACAAAAGAAAAAAATCGACGGGCAATTTGAGAAAACCGTTTTTATTTAATTCGGGCGGCGGTTTGCGTGATACTCTTGCGGTTTCAATAAGCACAAAAGCGGTTACGGACAAAGCGTCCGCGCGCGTTTTTGCCAACAGGTCAATTAGATTTGACGGCAGCGAATGTTTCAGTGCGCGGGGTAGAAAATCAGTATATGACAAGGCGCGTATCTGGATTAAGAAACACCGCTTTTTTAACGGCGTTCATCAATACGGCAGGGCAATTAATTTTGACAGCAATATACTCATTCCGTTGGAATGAAGGGGAATCACCTATTAAGGAGCTTATATGGCAAGAGAAGAAAATACGGACGCGAAAATAAAGTTTATTGACCGTCCGCAAATGAGGGGAATACTGCGGTATAAGGTATTCAAAAACGGCGTTCTTATCGAAGATGTGGAACACAAAAACCTTATCGTCAATGGGGCAAGGGAAGTAATGGCGAAACTGGTTTCAGGCGTTTTCTCCGGCAGGAACATAACAAAAATCGCGTTTGGAGAAAGCGGCGTTATACCGAATGAAAACGATACGGAAATACGGAATCCTTTCTTAAAGGATATTCACGAAATTTCATTCCCCGCGCCCGGCGAAGTGCAATTCGATTGGGGTTTGACCAAATACGAGGCGAACGGCAAAGCCATTTGTGAATTCGGTTTATTGACCGATGACGGTACGCTGTTTGCCCGGCGAATCAGGGAAGATGAGGACGGCAATCCCGCAGGTCCCATAAATAAAGAAAACGACATTTCAGTTGTCGGACAATGGACGTTAGTTTTTTAGGAGGAAACTATGACAGAGCAAGAATTAGAAACAATGATTGAATTGCGTGTAACGCCCGAATGGGTAGAGCCTATTTCAGGATACGGCGTTAATACCCCGGTAGAGGGCGGGATTAACGGATGTGCCAATAAACCCTTAAAAGATTTGGCAAAAAGCGCGGCGTATCTCAAAGAGGAGATAGAAAGGCAGCAAGAGGAAATTGACGGCATGAAAGGGCGCGGCGGTTACCTGACCGCGCATGATTTCGGAGTGGCGAACCCGACACAGCAGCAATTAACCGATTATGCCCTGGCGCAGATCGGGCAGACCGACCAAACAAAAATTTGGGACGGAACGCACGTTAAAAATCTCAGGAACGGCCATGTGTGGGTTTTGACGAACACCCCGGATACCGAACCGCCAATATTTGAATGGACTGATGACGGCGTTGACAGCGTTGGCATTGCAAACAATGATGGCGTTGCTGGCATTGTTCGCGGCGGTCGCGGAGCTGATGAAGTATTTATCGACGAAGACGGAACAATGAAAGTCCGGGGATTATCGGCTTTATCGGCGGTACACGGAATGGAAGTGGACGGAGTAGGGAGAAACCTTCTTGAGGTACTTGGCGTTAATACTATCGCCGAAGCAATGGCAGAGATTCGGCGGCGGTGTAACAATAACGCCGAAATAGACGCTACTGGCATCCCCAATTTCTCCGGCTTGATGATAGGCGACTACATTGACGGCCTTGATTTAAGCGCGATTGCCGCGCCCGCTGGGGGTACTGCTCCGCAGGCATGGAATAACACCTACAAAAACAACCGCATTGTCATTGCCGGATTCAATACCTACAAAAACGCGGGTGATACTGAAAACGCGAAGAATCATGTTCTTTTCGTTTTCAG